CATGTGTCGTTTACGGCGACGTTTCCTGAAATGCACGATTTTTGGACGCACTGTCAACAATTAGCGATATAGAGAGAACACGTATGCAACTACCTGATTTAACCCTCGTTCGGCAATTAGTGTCGATTGATTCCCGTATGGATGCCACGCTTGATAGTGGTGTAAAGATGGATTCGTATTTTCATACGGCTACGGCGTCTCAGTGGCTTCGAAAAGATTTTATTGATACGGTGCGCCAGTATCGCAGTAAAGAGAAATATACCTCAGGCTATGAATATTTTTGTGGAAATGGATTACTGGGGTTTGAAATGCTTGGCTTTAATTTTGTCGAGCATATGACATTTACGGATTATTACGATGTCGCCTTACAGGAATGTATGGATACGGCATTTTTTAATGGTTTGACTTCACGAGTTCGCACACAGTGCGTGACCAGTGTCAGTGAATTACCATCTACCACACAATTTGATTTCGTGGTCAGTGTTCCTCCTCATATTAATGGTACCTTACATGATGTGCGTCAACGGTTATTGACAACACCTTCAGTATGGGCACCGGGATACCCCAAAGCGGCTGATGCTGAAAATATTTTACGAATGGTCGATGAGGATTGGGCACAACATTCCGACTTCTTTACGCATCTGGGTGCTCACACGACCGAAGACGTGGATGTGTTTATATACGAACCGTTGTTATATCCCGAATTAATCGCGTCCATTCAAGAAGGCGGTTTCTATATTTACGAAGGATATGATATTCCACACTTGTTTGAACAGATGCCCGCCAAAGCGCAACCTGAAATTCATCAGTATGGAAAGATTTATCATTTGAAAAAGTAAGAACTATGAAAATTCTTGTGACGGGTGGTGCAGGATTTATCGGGCACCACCTCATTGAATCATTATTAGTGGAAACTGATTGGGACATTGTTTGTGTAGATCGATTGGATTATAGTGGTAATCTCAATCGACTGCATGAAGTCTTATCGCACTATTCTGAACAGGACCGGCGACGAGTCTCGTTTGTGTTTCATGATCTCCGTGCGCCGATTAATCCGCAAGTACGAAAAGCGATTGGCACAGTACAGTATATTGTACATCTAGCCGCAGGTTCCCATGTAGATCGTTCTATCGAATATCCGCTTGATTTTGTGATGGATAATGTGGTCGGTACCGCACATCTATTAGAATATGCTCGCACGTGTACCGATTTGGATTTATTGGTCTATTTTTCGACCGATGAAATTTTTGGACCTGCGGATGCCTTGACCGCGTTTCGAGAAAATGATCGGTATAATTCCACGAATCCCTATTCTGCGACCAAAGCCGGGGGTGAAGAACTTGTTGTCGCGTATGCAAACACATATCATGTTCCGGCGATTGTTACGCATACCATGAATGTCTTTGGACCTCGCCAACATCCCGAAAAGTATATTCCCTCATGCATTCGTAAAATTCGAGATGGAGAAACTATCGCGGTTCATGCGAATCCGTCAAAAACAAAAGCGGGTTCTCGACATTATATTCATGCCAGCGATGTTGCCTCAGCGGTTTTATTTTTATTACGATTTAATCGGTCTGAATTACTGCGTCAACCCAGTGCAACCCTCTGTCAGAAATTTAATATTGTCGGGTCTCAAGAAATCGATAATTTAGAACTTGCACAGATTATTGCTCACATTCAACAGAAACCGTTATGTTATGAATTGATTGACTATCATACGGCCCGACCCGGACATGATTTGCGATATGCCTTAGATGGGTCGAAGATGCGTAATATGGGTTGGCAACCGGCCCCCATTCATGATAGACTGATACATACGGTTCAATGGTCGTTACTTCATCATAGGTGGCTCGAAATATGACGTTTTCAACAATTGTTCGTCCGACCGTGTTTAAACCAGCACGAGAGACGTTTGTCAAGACTCAACCCTTATCTTATTGTGTGATTGATAATTTTGTAGAACCTGCGATTGCTGAACAATTAGTCGCAGAATTTCCATCATACACCGAGGAATCGCTGTGGAATGGGAATTATGCCAATCCTCTAGAAATTAAAAAGACATGTAATATTTGGGATCGTTTTCCACAAACTACCTATTCCGTTTTACAATATTTTCAATCTGCGTTGTTTGTTTCATATCTGCGGTATTTGACTCATGAGATTGAATTACTCGTTGATCCCGGATTACATGGTGGCGGATGGCATAGTCACGCACGCGGGGGTATTCTTAATCCACATATGGATTATGATGCCCATCCGAAGATTCCGAATTTTCAACGTCGATTGAATATGATTCTGTATCTGACTCCGGCATGGCAAGAGACATGGGGTGGGCATCTTGGTTTATTTGGAAATTCAACCGATGCGCCCTATATCGAAATTGCACCGTTATTTAATAGGGCTGTGATTTTTATTACAACAGATCAGTATCATGGTATCAGTCGTCCCATTACCTGTCCTTCAACCGTATCACGGCAATCTCTTGCGGTGTATTATGGTATTCCATTAACACAACAGAATCGGACTCGACGCCGCGCTCTCTTTGCTCCAACAAAAGACCAACAAGATGATCCGACCATTCAGGATTTAATTGAACGTCGTAAAGATGTCACATCGGAACATGTTATGGATTGGAGTCGAATCTGATGATTTGGGCATTTGAAAAAGCATTTCCAGAATATGTCAATTTTATTGATTGTCCTGACGTAAATGCGTCTGGTATTCGTCGTTTTACACAGTCCCCGGTTTTTGGCACGTTTTTAACGGATTATCATTTTGGAAATGATTATATTTCTGCGACACGAACACAGAAGCACGATTTTTTACAGTTAGATGGGCAGACCTATACTTTTCAAACCAAACGTGTCACATCGTTAAATGACACAGATCGGTATGTTATTCCCACGGGCGTCACACATCATCCTGAAAATTGGTGTGGAGACCCCGCAGGATTTTATCGTGTGCAAAATGCTCACGATGTTAATAAACGAAATCTGTTTCATTATTTACATCCTCGATATCTTCGTGATTTACAACAACAGCGGGCATTCTTATTACTTGATCAAACTCATGAAGGATATCAAACAGAATGGTTATGGGGATGGTTTCACTATCATTTGGAGCGATATCAAATTCCTGCTACGCAAATCATTTATATCACGGGAAATATGAAATCTCGCGAACAATATGAGCGATGGTGTGAGGTCCAGCATATACGCACACGCATGTATGTCGTACCCTTTCCGATTTTTGAACGAATGATTTATATGACGGCTCTGTATCGTGAAAAAGATCAGGGTCTTCCGCCACTTCCAACACTGGATGAACAAATTCAATTTAAGACACAACATCTTGAAGATATTCGTGCATTTAATATTCTTCAAAAACGTTTGCGTCGTCATCGTATGTGGTTTTATAAATTACTATCCGACCATGATTTATTGCGTGATGCGATTGTTAGTATGAATAAATTTACTGGGCATGATACACGCTATAATGGTCGAGAAATGACACAGGATGATATTGAACGGTTGAATCAGAATTTGCCATTAGTTCCTCCACAGTATTTTTCACGGGATCCGTATTTGATCGATTTTACCAGTGATCCCGGCGAGCCATACCAAAAAGAAATGAGTGAAGATATTATTCTTCGAACATGGGTATCGGTTATTAGTGAAGCGTCATTTGGGGATGATGAACATACGTGTTTTATTAGTGAAAAAACATTTAAGAATTTTGCAACATGTCATCCGTTTTATATCATGGGGAATCGATATTCATTAGAAGTTCTTCGAGAAATGGGATACCAGACATTTAGCCCCTATATTGATGAATCATATGACCGGTATTCGACATGGGAACGATTTGATGCCATCATTGAAAGTATGAAACGATTTTCTTTAAAAACGCCAAAGGAGAAACTCTTTGGTTTCTTAGGGTTACAAGAAATTTTACGTGAAAATCAAGAAAATTTGAAACGAAACGTGAAACAATTTCCTTCCGTCTTAGCGGATATGTTCAAATATATCGGAGAATAACACGTGTATTCTAGACAGTATGAATTTATCAATACAGATTTACGCCGAACTCGCGCTGCCGTGATTGGAATGGGCTGTTCTTTTGTGGAAGGTCAAGGCGCATTTGATGACGAAATGTATGAGATGTATGATTTTGAGGTCAAACGAGTTGGTCGTCCTGCCGCACTAGACGTTTCTGTAGAAGAACTTCGGCGTATTTCCATACGATATGATATTCCTTTTGATGAACAGACTCAAAATGTGAATTGGACGGTTATGGAATATCGAAATGCTTTTGTGAATGTGTTATGCTCAAAATATCTTTTTCATGAATATACTCCCATTAATTTAGGATTACGGGGTCATGGTAATCGCGCTACTATTAAAGAAGTTTATGCTCATCCCGCAATCGACTGGCATTTAATTGATAAATTAATTGTTGTATGGATGCCTTCGGGGTTAGAACGTTTTGATTTTGTATCTGATATGTGGTTTGATGCTGCACATTGGGCGTGTTTATGGCCACAACCAGAAAATGTTCCTGTGAATAAACCTCGCTATAATATATGGAAAGGTTACAAAGAAGCTATATGGAGCGATAAATCAGAAGTACTTGAACAAATTATGAATGCCTGTGAATTGCAGACATGGTGTCAAGCGCATAATGCCGATTTGATCATTACCCCTGCTTTTGATACAAGATATACTCGTGAATATTTTTTAAGTGCGCTCCGCAAAAATTATCATCGAACAATGGAATTGGAACGTCAAGAGAATCCTTATATTCCAGAATGGCACAATGAGAACTTTCGGGCCGAGCATTTAATTGATTCTTTTCCGTGGAATAATTTTTTTCGGCCACAAGATTTTTTAACATTTTCTGATTTTACCTTGCAACAAGAAGGCATTTGTGGTAATAATATATGGGAATGGCTTGGAATAGGAACTCCGAAGCGATGGATGACTCCATGTTGTCATCCGTCAGCCAAAGCTCATGATTTATATGCAAAATTATTGAGCGAATATTTAGTGAATCAACAAATAGTCACATAAATATTTTATAAAAAAGGAGGAGTCGTATGAATGTTATAGTGTCATTCTATAAATGGATCTTGCGTCGAATTCGCATTTATAAGATACGGCGACATATTGATAAAATTCGCAAACACGATCCGTATATTTACGATTAAAAAGGATAATTATGAGTGAGTATGGGCTTTCTGCTGATGTGGCTGAATCGCAATTAAAAGAAATTTCGCCAACGATGTGTTATGCGAAATGGCTTCAAGTTTCGTTACATTTAACGAATGGTCGTACTCATAGTTGTTATCATCCCCCCACGCATATTATTCCTCTAGAAGATTTGAAACGTAATCCATCTGTGTTGCATAATACTTCGCAAAAAAAGATGGAACGCGAACAAATGTTAAATGGAGAAAAACCTGAAGGTTGCTCGTATTGCTGGAATATTGAAGCCACGGGCAATCGAAGTGACCGAATTTATCGTTCTGGTGAATATTGGGCACAAAATGGACGCCGAGACATTGAAGAAGCCGGTTCGACCGGTGATGTTCGTCCACGATATGTTGAAGTTAATTTTAATCAAGCCTGTAATTTTAAATGTATGTATTGTTCACCGCATCTCAGCCATAGTTGGGAAGAAGATGTCCATGAACATGGGCCATTTATGATTACCAATCCGTCTGGACATCGAGTAGGACATAATGATATTGTTTATCTTGAAAAAGAACAATTAATGCCGTTTAAAGGGAATCCTCAAGATAATCCATACGTGGAAGCCTTTTGGAAGTGGTGGCCAGATATCTATCGTCATCTTGAAGTTTTTCGTTTAACCGGTGGCGAACCGTTGATGGATGTCAACACATATAAGATTTTAGATTTTATCTATGAACATCCAAATGCATGGCTTGAATTAAGTATTACGTCAAATTTATGCCCCCCAAAATCGAGTTTGTTTGAGACATTTGTTGAAAAACTTCAAAACATTGAAAAGACTCAAGTATGGCATGACCCACTTCGGTTTAATCCGGGTTCTGGGAATAATTGGTATGTCAATAATGCGGTTAAACACACATCTATTTTTGTGAGTTTAGATTCAGTCGGGTCTCAGGCTGAATATATTCGTGATGGTTTACAATTTGATCTGTTACAGAAAAATGTTCGTCATTTATTAGATAATACCATTTATACGACGGTTACGTTTATTAACACGTTTAATGCCCTAAGTGTACCTCGTTTTGAAGATTTCTTGGCATATATTTTATCGCTTCGTCGCGAATATGCCAAGAGTCGTCAAGGAATACGCTATGTAAAAATTGATGTTGATGATCCATATATGACACATCCTGATCGAGAAGTATTACCTGTTCAACGGGTATGGTTTGATATTCCATTGCTTCGTTATCCGGATTGGCAAAGTATTCAAGTTCTTCCCAATAAATACGTTTCATACATGGAAAATGCGATTCAATTCATGGAAGAAAATCAAAATGTTGATGATTTTGTTGGATTCTATGATTTTGAAATTGATAAAGCCAAGAGAAATTGGCAGTGGATGAAAGAGCGTTCCAAGTTACCGATTACAGAGATACGACGCCATAAGAAAAACTTTATAGATTTTTATAAACAATATGATTTGCGTCGAAACAAAAATTTTATTAAAACCTTTCCAGAATTAGCTGAGTTGTTACATGATTGAATGGGGAATTACCGCAGGGTCACATGATGCATCTATTGCGGTCATTGATGGACACTATATTCGTTATGCGTCACAAGCCGAACGATATAGTGGTCGTAAGAATGATAAAGAGTTAAACAATGCGTTAATAGAAGCTGCTCTTCAATATGGTGAGCCGACGCTTATTCATTGGTATGAAAATTCCTATAAAAAGCGATTGCGCCAGTGGTGGGCGGGTCAACCATCATCACCAATTCATCCATCTCATACTCTTCAAAATTTTGATGCTTTTAAGAAAATTACCACTCCATTTAAATGGATGAATGGAAATCATCATAAGAGTCATGCCGCCGCAGGATTTTATACCTCAGGATTTGATGAAGCGGCTATTCTTGTTGTCGATGCCATTGGGGAATTTGTGACAACAAGTATTTGGAAAGCTCATGATCAAACGATGAAATTGCTCTATGAAGAACGCTATCCGAATTCTCTAGGATTGTGGTATTCAGCAATGACTCAACGAATTGGTTTAAAGCCCAATGAAGAAGAATATATTTTGATGGGTGCTGCGTCCTATGGAGACCCTTCTGTCTTTTATAAAGATATTAAAAAAACATTCTTCGAACCTTCGGATACCTATTCATTAAAAGAAAATCTTCATCGTGGGTGTTTGTGGTGGAGAGCCGATGAAGAATGGGATGAACAAACAAAATATGATATTGCCGCATCAACCCAATTAATTTATGAAGAAATTTTTGAACGATTGGTTTATAAAACTCTTCGTATGACCAAAATGAATAATTTGGTATTGATGGGTGGTTGTGCATTAAATTGCAAGGCTAATACGATTTCGCTTAAATATTTTGATAATGTATGGATTATGCCGAATCCCGGAGATTCTGGTTCTGCCATCGGTGCCGTTGTTGCCAATCGTCCACGTTCGCTCTATTGGCTTGGTCCCTACTTAGGTGAAAATATTGTAGGGTCGTATCCTATTGATAAAATTATTCATCATTTACAAACACGACAGATTGTTGGTGTCGCCAATGGACGAGCAGAATTTGGTCCTCGCGCACTGGGGAATCGAAGTTTATTTGCCGACCCACGTTCAAAAGATATTCGTGATCGTGTAAACGAAATTAAAAAGCGGCAAGCCTTTCGACCATTTGCTCCTGTTATTCTTGAGCAGTATGCGAATCAATATTTTGATATGCCAATTAGTCAGACTCCGTATATGCAATTTGTCGTGAAGTGTCGGTATCCCGAAGAGTATCCCGGTATTGTTCATGTCGATGGCACAAGTCGTGTACAAACAGTATCGTTTGATCAACATCCAGAATTATATAAACTACTTAAAAAATGGTTTAGTTTGACCGGTTGCCCAATGCTGTTAAATACTAGTTTAAATATTCGCGGAGAAGCTATGGTTAATAATAGAGCAGATGCCCGTCGATTTCAAGAGACATATCATGTTCCTGTTGTGTAATCATGGCCCACGTTATTCAATTCCCACAAAAATTTGAACGCAAAAAAATTCGTATACCGATACGAACGCAAAAAGAACTCGATTTTCTTTTATTTGCTGTGAATGTATTTTATTGGCAAACAACAGATACGCCTGTATGGATGACAATTCAAGATTTAAGTAAACTTGATCCATATATTGTGATTGAAGCTATTGACAAAGCCCTCGACAATGTATTAATATCTACTGAAGTCAAGTTAACTCTTAGACACATTCGTTCACAAATTGAAGAACTCCCATGAATATTTTTTATCTTGATCCGAAGCCAGAAACTTGTGCTCAAATGCATTGTGATAAGCACGTTGTTAAAATGATTCTTGAATATGCTCAACTCATGTCTACGGCTCATCGTGTGTTAGACGGGTATCTTGAAGAAGACATTCAAAATAACCGCAAGATTAAACGATGGCATTTGACTGATGAAAAAGAACATATCTTGTATAAAGCCTCCCACATTAATCATCCCTCAGCTATTTGGGTTCGTGAAAGTGAATCAAATTATTTGTGGTTGTATACCATGTGGTGCGAACTGTTAAAAGAATATACAGAACGTTATGGAAAACATCATGCATCCGAAGCTCTTAGAATGTATTTGAGCGTTCTTCCACGACACATTCCAAAGGGCCAATATACTGAACCACCTCCAGCTATGCCTGATAAATATAAAGTTGCAGATAATTCTGTTCAATCATACAAAAATTATTATTTGCACGAAAAAAATCATTTTGCAACATGGAAACATGGAAAAGTTCCGTCGTGGTGGATTGTAAACGTATAAATAAAAAGAGAGAATTGAATGCCCAACTATGATTACCATTGTGAAGCATGTGGTTATAAATTTGAAAAATTTTATACTATAGCTAATAGAAATACGCCCGAAAATGAGCCTTGTCCTTCATGTTCGGAAATGAATGTCAAGCAATCTCCGTGTTCCCCTGCATTTGGGGATGCGGTTCGATTAGGTGTGAAAAAACCAGATAAGGGATTCAAAGAAGTTTTACAAAAAATCCATGAAAAAACACCCGGTTCTATCCTTAATAAAAACTTCTAATCAATCTACTCTTTCTCCGTCCTTATGACCCATGAGCCATAACTCATGGGTTTTTTTATTTTCCTATTTTTCCAAAGGCCCGGTATGTCTACCAAGAAAAACAAGAAAAACAAGGATTTTGAAATTGCTATTTCTTCAGAAGAAAAGAAAGTTCATATTGAAACAAATAAATGTAAAGTATCCTATGAAAACTTGCGCCATATTAAACCCATAACAGAAACCCAAAAATCATTTTTTAAAAATTATGATTCCGGCGCAAAAACCTTTTTATTACATGGTGTCGCAGGAACTGGAAAAACATTTATTGCGTTATATAAAGCCTTGGAAGAAGTTCTTCGTAATCGACAACAGCAGAAAGTAGTTATTATTCGCTCTGCGGTGCCTTCACGTGATATTGGGCACTTACCGGGCGACGAGAAAGAAAAATCTGAAATATATCAAATTCCTTACATTGATATCTGTGAACGTCTCATTAATCATTCTCAATCGTTTTCTCGTCTCCAAGAACAAAAATCTCTTGAGTTTCTTATTACTTCATTTGTCCGTGGTATCACATTAGATAATGCTATTATTATTGTGGATGAATGTCAGAATATGACTGATATGGAAATCAATTCCATTATGACACGCATTGGAAATAATAGCAAAATTATTTTCTGTGGAGATTTTCGTCAAACAGATTTAAATAAGAAAAATGATATGAGTGGCTTACAGGAATTTATTCAAACCATCAAATTAATGCCATCATTCCATATTTTAGAATTTGGAATAGACGATATTGTTCGGTCAGAAATCGTTAAGAGTTATATTATTGCTCGATTGACGTATGCCGATCAGCATTAGTATTGAGAACGGACGCCATCAAGTTTTTCAATAATAATATTAGCTAAACGTTCATTCGCTTGAGGTCCGGGATGAATTAAATCTCGCGCCATGCACTCGGGTTTGTGTGTTGATTGAAAGTAAAGTGGATCTTTAAAGTATGACTTATCAATCAACACATAATTTTTTTGTTCGTATGGCAATTCAATAAATGTGTCCAATCCTTCGATAAGAATGAGTGGTATATGTAAAAGCTGACAAATCGATACAACCATATGTATTGATAAAAGATGTTTAAAATTATTGGCTCCTGATTCAATCTGACGAATAAAATAGTCGCTTTCATGCGTAATTGGCACATTCTCAGATTTTTGTGGGGCCGTTTGCATCTCTTTTGTTTCTAAGGCTATGGACTTATTTTTCACGGCCCATGAACCCAACACATTAATAGGTGAATAATTATTAATACTTTTTTTATGTGTCAAACGAGAACGTTGTGTAATTTGAAAGATAACAAATTGGGGTTTTTTAATAGTAATCAATGAAAGCAAATTAAAGACACCTATCTCATTTGATGCCGCAGGGATTCCTGCATTATAAATGGGAACATGAATTTTTTCAGAAACTTGTTCCAGAAAAGTATCATGTTTGTGAATGCCCACTCCTGCCGTTAAACTACATCCGATTCCCAATCCATAATCCTCTGGAAAATCTTGTAAATCCAAAGCATTACGATGACCCTGAGAATTAAAAGTATACGTTAAACTTTCTTCCGTGTCTTTATAGAACCACGATTCTCCCATTTTTTCCCTATTGATTTTATACAAATTTGGATTATCAGATGAACACCAAAAATCTGTCACACGAGTATTTTCTTGTGGAGAACGATTAAAATAACCAATAATTGAGTTGGGAAGCAGAATTTTATTCATAGGATTGAAGTAAAGAAAAAAGTTGTTGGGCCATATTTGTATGACTACGAGAACCCGGATGATTGCGGTCTCGTGCATAATCATCTTTCACAAATGTCCATGGGAGATATTGAATACGAGATTCAGCTAATAATGAGCGCATTTGTGTATTAATAAAAAATTTAGGAAGAACATCAATAGCTTCAACAAAAATAATAGGTATATTCAATAGACGGAAATATTGAATCAGAGATATAAACATAAAAATATGATTAAATTCCGTAATACCCTCTTGACTATATTTAGTGAATAATGTTTGTAAGTGTGGTTCGGATTGAATACACCATGGACCTATATGACGTATTTGGTCTATAATTGTTTGGTGACGCATTTTCATGGATGGAAAGCGGTGTCGGTCTGTCACTTGAAAAATAATAAAACGCGGTGGTTTAATTCGTGAAATTTCTATCGTATTAAAACATGAAATAGCATTACTTGAACCATTTAATCCTGCATTATATATAGGAATGTGTAATCGTTGGCTTAATTGATTACTATACATATCATGGACATTTAATCCTACGCCAAATGTATAACTACACCCTATGGCTAATCCATACGGTGTATCGATATCTTCGAGTTCATAATCATTTCGATGCCCAAACGAATTCACTTTGTATCGTACGGGTTTTGTGCTATACTCCCAGTTGGTAAATTTTTGTTGATTTTCAATAAATGACTTTTCACTATCAGGATTGAGATAATCAAATTCCTTCTGCTGTGAATCAACATGGGTACCAATAATAGTATTATAAAGTTTCAACATACAGCGAGTTTATATGAATTATACACATGTCCATAATTATTCTGATTTCGCACAATCTTTTACAAAAAGTGATGGCACTCGTATTTATCGCACGCTCACAGGTTCTGTCTATCCTTCTGTCACTACGGTGATGTCCCATCATACTAAGCCCGGAATTATGGCGTGGAAAGAGTCTGTTGGACCAGAAGAAGCCAATAAAATTTCTCGACAGGCTACCATACGTGGTTCACGAGTACACAATCTTGTGGAACAAACACTTAAAAATAAAGATTATCAGCCGTATTCTTTAACGCTGCCTCTACCGGTTTTAATGATGTTTGATAGTCTTCTTCCATACCTACAGAAGATTAACAATATTCATGCTATTGAAACGGCATTGTATAGCGATTTTTTACGGTTAGCCGGTCGAGTAGATTGTATTGCCGAGTATGAGAATGAATTATCGATCATTGATATCAAAACAGCATCGAAGGCAAAAAAGAAAGAATATATTTCTCATTATTTCATGCAGTGTTCTGCATATGCCATTATGTATGAAGAATTGACGCATATCCCTGTTCCTAATATTATCGTTATTATGGCGGTTGAAGATGATTATCCAATTATTTTTAAAGAACGCCGAAATACATGGGCCAAACAACTTCTCTCTGTTCGAGACCAATTTGAGACCGATAACCACTTGACTTACGCTCAGGTTTGAGATAGTATAAATAATACTACAATCGTTGATGTTTTGTGAAATTTGTTAGGACGGCGGTTCGAACCCGCCCGCCTCCACCATAAACGTATATGTGAGGGGCTAGTTGCATGGCACACACGAACAAAATGCAACCCATCGCGCAATAGTGTACATAAAGGCGATGAGCATATACGTTTTTGATGGGGGCGACTTTGGATTCGACTGGCAGACGTAGGAAGACGGAGATTGTTGACTAGCAAAGTGCTAAAACAATAAATGCTAACAATAACGTAGCATATGCAGTAGCGGCCTAAAAGCCATCTGCGGGGTATGGACACCACCTAGCAACAGAACGGGTCCATTTTTATTTTCCTTTAAAGAAAGGTAATATATGAAAAGTCTTAATAGCTTTTTAAAATCATTTTGGATGTTATTCATTATTCTTGGTATGTTACACCATACACTGAATTATGTACAAACACGTATCGAAAATGAATGGAGAGTGTATACGACCGAATCATATTCTACATTTATTCATTTGAAGAAAGAAATTTCATACCGCGATTTAATTATCAAGAAAAATGAAATTAAATGTTTAGCCGATAATATCTATTATGAAGCGGCTACTGAATCTTATAAAGGACAGTTAGCGGTAGCCACTGTAACATTGAACAGAGTCAAAAATAAAAATTTTCCTAAAACATTCTGTGAAGTGGTCTATCAACATTACTCAGGAACATGTCAATTTTCGTGGACGTGTACATCACAAAAAAAGCCGATTCCACATTTATATAAAATCGCACATGATATTGCTATTAAAGTAATTATTGATAATTTTCATCTTGAAACATTACCTGCAAATGTATTATACTATCATTCTGATTATATACAACCTAATTGGAAATTACAGCGAGTAGCCCAAATAGGTAGACATATTTTTTATAAAACAGAAGCGTGATAAATAAAGGGGTAATACATAATGGAATTAGTCATGGAAGCTGAAAAAATTACAAATGCTTTTTTAATTACTAAAGAGTTTCAAAGCTCAACTGAATTTTCAATGTTCATCGAGCGTGAAGCCAAAAAAAGAAAGACCACATATCTCGATATGATTGTGGACTATTGTCAGAAAAAAGATATTGAAATGGAATCGATTACCAGTATTATTACCCCTTCCCTCAAAGAAAAAATCAAATTTCAATCCAACGAATTGAATCTTCTCAAGAAAAAAATTAAAAACAAATTACATTTTTAGCTTGACAATCATTATGACATTTTGTATTCTATACATGGAGGTTTTATAAAGCAATGGGCAAAACCCACAGAAGAGATAAGTATCATGACCACGATGACAAGGGGTTTGTCAAAAAGAATAAGAAGAGACTTTTGAAAAAGCAACTACAGCATTTTCAAAATATTTCAGTCTCGGAAGATGATGAAAAAGTTGAAGAAGTTTGGGATGAGATGTATGATGAGTATAGTGATTATGAAGAGTATGAGTAATTGTGATACACATCGTAATATAGCGTTAATCAATCGTTAATAAGGAGAATTATATGTCGTTTACATCGTTTGCTGAAATGCGTCGTAGTAGTAATTTTGATGAACTCAAGAAGGAAATGGATCGTCTTACCACCTCTTCATTTGAAAAGAAGACCGATGACCGTCTATGGAAGGTCTCAATGGATAAGGCAGGAAATGGTTCTGCGGTTATTCGTTTTCTTCCTGCACCTAAGGGTGAGAAGTGGCCTTGGGTTCGCGTTTGGTCACATGGTTTTCAGGGTCCAACCGGAAAGTGGTATATTGAAAATTCACTGACGACACTTAATCAGCCAGATCCCGTGTCTGAACTGAATAGTCAGTTGTGGAATTCTGGTATTGAAAGTAATAAGGATATTGTTCGTAAGCAGAAGCGTCGTACAGACTACTATGCGAATATCCTTGTGGTGAAGGATCCCGCAAATCCTCAGAACGAAGGAAAGGTGTTCATTTTCAAGTTCGGGAAGAAGATCTTTGATAAGATCAAGGATTTGATGAATCCCCAGTTTGAAGATGAGAAGCCGGTCGATCCGTTTAATTTCTGGGAAGGTTGCAATTTTAAGCTGCGTATTCGTCGCGTTGAAGGATATGCCAACTATGATAAGTCTGAGTTTTCTGAACCCAGTCCACTTTCTGATGATAATGATTATATCGAAGGTATCTGGAATCAGCAACACTCGTTGAGTGCATTTATTGATCCAAGCAACTTCAAGACATATGATGAATTGAAGTCTCGTTTGGAAAGTGTCCTCAAGCCTAGTGCAAGTGGTTCAACCTTTGCTCGCTTGTCTGCTGAAAAGTCACAGTTGACTGACCCAGATGACGAAATGTATGTCAAGAGTGCCGTTGCCGCATCATCAAATGCCGCTCCAAAGCCATTAGATGATGATATGGAAAGTTTCTTTGAAGGTCTGAAGTAAATCAATTGGGGGGCTTCGGCCCCCCTTTTTTATGTTCAAAAAACTCATCATTGGAATACTGTTGTTCGTGTTTTCCACAACAGTATCTGCACAAAATAATTGTTTAAAACCAACGAATTTAACTCATCGAGTGCATGAACCTGCTCGATTAAATTACAAATTTATAGGCGGGTCGTGGACAGATGCCACCAAACAATGTGTAATAGATGCGTTTTATTCGTGGAATATTGCATTGCGTCAGGGGAATAGAAAAATTCAATTTATTTCTACACCTTTTAGACCAGTCAATATTAGTATAGTTCGTTCACCACTACCGGTCGAAATTGGTGGAGCATTAACGGATATTAAATTAGGGGATAAGAATTATTTTCAATCGTCTGGGTTAATTATTACATCAGATACACAAATAGTTAATAATTGCTCAACCATTTATAAAATTACATTACATGAAATCGGACATATTTTGGGATTAGCAGATTTTACTTATAATAAATTTGTTAGCGATAGACCGATTCCATCTGTGATGAATGCTATGGGTGGCAATGATGATGATCGAGAATTTATTCCATTATTTCCCACAGTGTGTGATATCAATGCTATTCCGTAATTATGTCTTGTTGTGCTTTCCAGTAATAATATTCCTCATACCATCTATCTGAATAAAACGTTTGTTCATAGCCTTTAAACCATGGACCCCCATCGGTATAGTGAATGGCTTTAGGCTGTTCAAGATGATAATAGTCATCTAAACAATTCCATTCTAATGGCAATGAACCAATTTCTGTATCATCTAACCATGAAAATTGATGTAATAATACACCGGGCATGATTGTATTAATTAACTCTGGTGTCAATTTTTTATTAGAGGGATGAGCATTATTGAATAGCATTAAACTGGCCCAATTCTTTCGATACGCCACGTGCTGTTTAATACCATCCATTTTGATAGCTGTGCGAGGATTGTAAGAAGGATGTTTACATACCGATACAGCTTTCGTTGGATCGGCATATTTAAGAATAGAAGCAATATCCTCCACGAAAATAAAATCACAGTCACAAAATACAGACCAACCTGTATAATTATTTAAGAATGGTACCATAAACCGTGTATAGGTAAATTCTGTTGATTGATTAGGTTCGGTGGGGCGATTAAAAGCGGGGAATAAACTGCTTTTCTGTAATAAATGGACTGGTACCGTAGAACGCCGTTGAAGAGAAGAAACACACACATTCACAGCAGTTTCAATTCTTGGGTCATACCCGACATAGACATTCAAAGCTGTTGCATCCATACCCACACCTCATGTTCTTAAAAATTGAAATAATTTTGTATTTTGTGGAAATTCATACGTTGAAAATATTTCATTTGTATGTCGTATTTTTTGACGACTATGCTCAAAATACGTTTCAATATTATTTAGAAAAGTTTCTTCGCATTGTGTTTTAATAGCCGCATTAAAAAAAGCATGTTGCGATACTGAGACTTTCGAGGAAAAAACAATCATAGGAATTTGGAAAAGCCGTGCTATCCATGCCGTTGACCCATGATATCCAATAAATCCACGTGCCCGACTTAATACTCGATATAACTCGGCAATTGGTGTTCGATAATCTACTTCTACAATTTTATATTTTGTAGATAAATTTTCAATCATCTGTTTCCAGCCTTCTTGACCAATCGGATCTTTCCATCCTTTTCGTCCAATTTTCTCTGAAGGAAGTTTTTCAAATGTCTTTAAACTTTCCGAGTTATTATGACTTCCTCCAATAACAAGGGTATCAAAATTCGATGTCACACACGTTTCTGTAGAATACCAAAAATTATGGTATTGATCTTTGTATTCATAAACCATCGAATCCCTTTTAACTCCATATTCAAAAAGCATATCCGAAGATAAACGTGATGAAAAAATGTGTGTTAACGTTACGTCTTGTGGAACCATTCGCTGAAAAATATAATTTGCTCGTTCATCTAATGTTTCCGCATCTAACGGATTAATTTTAACACCTTGTTTATGTGGCCAATGAAAACGTAAATCTACAGGAATGTCAAAACGACATGCTATATTATGAGCATAACAAATTGGAGACGCAATATCTCCATAACCGATTTTACCTTTCCAATTTAAGACCATAACCGATTTTACCTTTTCAATTTAAGACCATGTATGTCGTTTTTCATTAAATCGCACAAAACTATTATCAGTAGAACGGAGTGAGGGTCGTTCAATCATAATAGGCGGCGTCGATTCACTTGGAGCCGATGTGGGCATAGTTTGTGGAACCGAAGGATTTGCTATAAACGGAGGAGGTGTTGCATCTTCCGTTAATTGAGCCATGGGCATACTAACATTATTCGTTCCTGTTTCAGCTAATGGGGTGGTTGAGGATTCTCCTCCACCAAAAACTCCCATATCACGAGCCGCTAACGCTGCATCAATACCAACCGAGGCGGCTGTTCCAAAACCGGGTAATGTTGATGCGGCACCGGATGCTAATTCTAATCCGGCCCCTGACCAGTCTCCGCTCATAGCTCGTTGGGCCGCAAAAGCACCACCAGCCAACAGACCGGCTAACGGTATTTTTTTCAATAAAGATTTGCCAAGAGCTTTTCCACCAATTTTTGCAGCTTCTTTGCCAGCTAATTTTAATCCAGCTTTTTCTGCAACTTTAACACCTTCTTTTTCAATAATTTTACCTGCGCCTTTACCGAGAATTTTTTTCATTTTCCCTTTGGCCAAGCGGGTTATAGCTTTGGCTTTTTTACCCAATTTTCCAGTGCCGGGAATATTTGAAAGAGTATCAGCAATATTCATACCGGTATCAATAATAGAACCAGAACCTTCTTCTCCTCCAGACCCACTTGTAGACGGTGAAGACTCTTCCCCATCGCCAAATGGTAATTGCGGTTGACTAGATACGGGAGCAATTTCTGGTTTAACTGGTTCGGGTTTAGCGGGAGCATTAATATCAAATCCCGTTTCTTCTTTAATTTGTTCTTGTCGTAAGTCTTCTTCTTTATCTGCTTTTTCTTCGCCCTCTAGTGGCAATTCACCTTGCTTAGGGACAATTTTAGCTGGTTCTGGCTCTAGTGATAATTTACCTTGTTGTGTCGCGATTTGGTCTTTGGGTTGAACCATTTCTTCGCTAGTCTTTTCAAGAGTTTTTTCAACCTTTTCTTGAGTCTTTTCAATTTTAGTAATATTCGATTCTTCAGTTTTTTCTATTTGTTTTGTCTGTTTTTCATTGCTTGATGTAACTTTTTCTAACGCGGCAATTAGTTTATCAATACTTTGAATTAATGAATCAAAAGTTTTTTCGAGAGAATCAGAATTTTGAGAACCACGTGAAACCCGAGAACGCTTAGGTGCGGTGACTTCAGATTCTTCAGGTTTATTTGATTCAGACGGTTTTTCTGTAAATAATGATGGTTGGGTATTATCATTTTTAGACACACTGTGGTCTTCAAGCATTTTGGCTTCGGGCCGCAACACTTCATCAAATTGAGATTGAATTTTATTTTTTAATTCATTTTGTTGTTTATTTTTTTTATTTTGTTCAACTGAACCTAATACTTTCTTTTCTAATAATTCTCGTTTTCTTTTATTGGGAACAAATAAATCATATTCCCATTCACCCGGTCTAAAAATTTCTTCAATAGGTGGTTGAGTTAAAAAGTCTTTGGATGTTTTAACTGCGGCCTTTCCAAGCGAGCGAACATTTTCAGCAAAACTTTGATTCTTTCCAAAACTAGGTTCAAGATTCCAATCTCGTTGCGCTTTCCCTTTCAAACGAGACATAAAAGTATCAGGTTCTTCTTCAGAAATACCATATTTTTTAAAGAGAGACTTGCGAGCCTGTTGGGTAACATCTTCCCCGATTTTTGTCATTTCTGGGCGCTTATATTTTTCGCCCAATGTCCTGACTTCCTCTCCTATTTTGACAAGTCTGAGAATAGATTTTTCAAATTTTTCATTGGTATCCGTTTGTAGATCGGTGATAGCTTTTAACGTTTGTTCAAGAACATCTTTTTCATCACCCTTCAAATCGGCTAATAATTCAACATTCATCGATTTCAAGTTTTGAGAAAATGATTTCAAAAATTCTTGTTGAGTGTTGATATTTTCTTCTGACTGTCCAGTCGTTGAGGAAAGACGAACAGCGTTGCGAATTTGATCGAGAAAATATTCTTTTTCTGGAACATCACCAATTGTCCGTGTTGGTTGTTTTAATTTATCTAATGGTAATGGTAGTTGTTCGGGTTTTTGTTCTTCAGAAAAATCTAATGGTAATTCGGGTGAATTTGTAGGTCGAACATTCGAGGCACTCAAATCAAGAGGTTCATTAAATTGTTGTGTTAATTCTTCACCAAAAACAATTTCTTTTTGTCTCTGAATAATCTCTTCCGGAACGGGAGCCATTTGAATGGCGTCTAGACGTTTTTGTTCCTGAATTTCTTCCTCTGTTTTTTTGATTTTTTCTGCTTGTTTCTTTGTTCCACGAATTTCTTTTTTACCAACGTCAATTTTCTTTTTTGGAGGAACCACTTTCTTAGGTTCTTGAGTTGGTTCAGATTTCTTTGGTTTTTCGGGAACAACTTCTTTGGCCGCAGATACAACCGGTTCCTCTGTTTTTGATTCTGGGACGGGTGTTGTAGTTTTAACCGAAGACGGTGCAGTAGTAGGAACAGGTGCCGCCGTTTTAACTTGTGTAGCAGAAGTGGCTGGCGTTTGTGCCGTTCGAGCAGGCGCAGGCGTACGAGGTTTGGGTGTGGCTTTGGAAGACCCTACCGGTGCAATAGGTTTTGTTTTTTGTGTAGAAATTTTTTCAGCGGGCGTTGGTTTTGGCTGTGTTGGCTGACGAATAAACGTTTCTTTTGGTCTAGCCGTTTCTTTTCCGGGTTCAACATCTGTTTCTACACCAAAAGATTGCAAGACCACCTTCTCAATATTTAAACTACCCTGATCTATATCCGAAAAAGGATTATTTTTAAAAAGTCCTTCTTCACCCGTTAAAAAGGCATTTAAATACGAAGGAATAGATAACGAATCTGGAGTGGCAGGACCACCAATTTTCGTTAGACTATATGTCTTATCTTTTCCAGTTGTCGGATCAGTAAATGAAAATTTGTTGACAGAAATATCATGATGCAAACTCTCAAGAGCCGAATCCAAATATGGAGCATATTTGCCCTGTGTTAATTTGGCAAAGCCATTATCTTTTAATGCTGCAACAACTTTTCTTTTGAATTCATGAACAACTGGAGTTTTTTTGATTTGAATCATGATTGTTTAGTAACCTTCGCTTTTATTTTTATCCGCTTTTTTCTGTAGATGTGTTAATAACAAACCTACATAAACTTCCCTTTCCCACGGCATCATCATTTCTAATTCGGTTAGAGAATAATGATGTTCTTGCATTAATAAAAAATTGGTTCGATAAAAATTTGGTAAATTATCGTGTGAAAGGGTTAATCGAAAAAACTTTCTATGCCGTCAACAATAATGGTATTTTTTTGTTCGCATTTTTCACACACATATTCAATCGTGTGTTCAATACGAGGAATAGTGACAAAAAATTCTGCAATTTTTGCAAATAAATCTGGTGTTAAATCATTTACAAAGGCTTTAATATCATTTGGATTTTCATCTTTTGTTGATACACTTTCTTCGTTAGTGTAAATAACATCGATACAGGTTGCAACCATATCTAAGGTATCCATCATTCCTTCTAGAGCTTCACTGGCTGTTGGATACCGCATGATGACACCTACATCGTCCGTCAATGGAATTTTTTTGGTATGCCCTTCAAAAAATTTAGGTTGTATATCCGATAAATTTAATGTAAATGGACGACGGTCTTCACAGTTGCCACAAACAAGATTAAATTCAGATTCCTCACCAATAGAATTAGAACGTAATTTAATAAAAATGTTTTGCAATTCGAAAAACGGTAATTTGGTTCCATCAATTATCTCATTACTACACGCGGTAATCACATCTTGCATCGCTCGAATCATTTCACGGGTTTCACCACTTTCTGCGGCCATGATTAAGAGCTTTTCTTCTTTGACCACAAATGGACGCATTCGAACCGTTTCATTAGTAGTCAGCAGCGTCACATCAAAAGTGGGAATTGCAATTTTAGGTATTGCCATGTTATCTCCTATTCAAAATTCGTTTAACAATATTAATAATTAATTGAGATGTGTAAATATATTGACCGTGTGTTTTAGAATCTTCTGGTGTTGTCGTTTTTTGATAATCTTGATCAGGAATACCAGACAGCCCAGATTGTATTTTTCTTTGGCGTCGAGGATCTGTTGGTAACGGTAAAAGTTCTTGATCTTTAGGTGTTCGGTTTTCCAAAGTAAAGCCTTTTTGATAATTTGGATTAACGTCTTTGTCTACAAGATTATCGAATCGTACCATATCTTCTGGCCCTAAACCACCTAATGCTATTTTCTTTGCATAGTCTCCAAAATTAATGTCAGCATTAACCGTGGCATCATATTCTGGTTCAAAAGGACTAAATTCAGGACGTTCGGGATTTGGTGTTTGCACCGGTAATTCTTTGCGAGTTTCCCACTTTTTATAGGTAAACGTCACTGCAATTCTATGAATACTAGGATTGTTATGTGATACTGGTAATGGGGCAATCGCTCGCGGATAGGCTTCAAAAATTTCAAACTCTTGAATAACATTATCTTGGGTATCAAGAGCTTTGATAATTAATGTGGTTGAATAATTTGTTTTAAGACCTTCTTTATAGAAGGCAATTTCACGTGTCTTTGGGTCAATAATTTTCCGCATCCATGTATCAAAATATTCTTTGATCAAAAATTTTTGATCAGAATAAAACGTAAAATTTAACTGATTACCACCAAAATCAATTGTTGAAGCACGAGGAATATTTAAATTATTAATACGAATAGGAGCCGAGTTTATCATTAAACCCGGAAACGCAGTTTCTTCACAAAATAAATTAATAAGCGGTTGCGTTTTAATGCCCATAATAGTAGGAGTCTGAATTTCAACTTCAAATCTATTTGCTTTGGCAAGATTTTCGACGCCAACCGTTGAACGAAATTGCTGAATATTAGTTTGAGCCATACATTCTCCGAGAATCTTCAAAAACTTTTTGTTTGGTGGCCTTTTGGAAATTATCCACAGGTAAGAAGATGGCGGCTTTCCATTCTGTTGGAGCAATCTTCATGAACCGCGTTTTGACATGCGTATTTAAATATTGTTTGATACACGGTTGCATATATTTAATCGTTGATAGTCCTTTTAATAATTCCCAACTGATTTGCATTTTTGTTGTTGAAGATGGTTCTCCATCAGTGTAGTCTAATAATGATCCCAAGATTTTCGTACGGACCATATACGGCACATAATGCAGATTCAAACCATAGAAACCTTTATTCGTATAGTCAATTGGAATGACTAATGGAAAAATATCATAATATGGTAATGTCTTTTTAAATTTGGGGTCATAGGCATACAAATACATGGACCCAATTTCTAAGTAGCTTTCCAGTGTTCCTAAATCGGAGCGAAGAGCTTTGTCGCCAGTCATGTTCGCGCCAATAAGTTCTCGAATTTTCCGCATGTACCAATCAAACGAATGATCGACACCTTTGGCCGTTAAACGAAGTTTTTCAAAACTTGTAACGAAACGGCCTGTTTTGGGATTTCTAAATGTCATTTGTGCCATATGTATTATTTATGCGGTATACCAAGTTCTTTTTCTGTTAAAATCAAAAATTGCCATCCTCGATCTAAACAGTATTCTTTAGCGTATTTCCATTTGGCTTGGTTCACAGACCATGTAATGACTTCATGTAAAAATTGCTTTGTTTTTCGCTTGGGAATGGGTGGTTCTTTGGTAAATTTGAGAGGTTTGATTTCAATCAGATATTTTTGAACTTTATTATTTCGATCTTTTACTTTGATATAAAAATCTACAAAATATCGATGAATATGGTTATCAACAGGTGATAAATAAGGTATAACGACTTCTTCTGACCCCCATGCCACGACTGAGGGGGTAAAGTCACACCATTTCATGAATTTTAATTCATAACTTGAACGAAAAATGATTCGTGTGTGGTCTCCCACATACTTTTCCGGATGGTGGATTTTATAAAACCCTTTTAACGTTTCCTTTGAATGACTCATATAAATATTAGTTACAGTTTATTTCCCTTTTTAAAGGATATTTATTCACATGGCAGAAGAAACAAAACCTCAAGGTTCGTTTGATCGGGATGCTATAGTTCGTTCTAATTCAATAGCAACGAATAAAAATGGTGCAGAAACAAAAACAATATTAAAATACCCAGAGCAAGTTGGTACTTCTGAAGTACCAAATTATGTGATGTTTTATCCTTTAGTTCGCGGAAATTCAATAGTAAATCAACCAACTCGTAGTCGTGCTCTTACCGACACTGGCGAAAATCGCGCCGAAAGTCAGAATGCAACAGAAACGCAGGCGGTGGCATCAGGACTAGCATATGGCGGATTACGATTTGCTTTATCAAAAAGCACAGATACCAGATTATTTTCAAAGAGTAGTTCTAAAAATAAATTGGGTAATCCATTGAGTAAACAACAAAAACAAGTTGTAAATAGACGAGCCGCATGGTCAGGAGTGAAAGGTCTCGTCCAAGGTGCCGCTATGGGTGTGGGAAGTAGTCTGATTCAAGGTACAGACACATTATATTCAAGCACGACAGCCATTGCACTACAAGTGCAATCCAATCCTGCATTTAAATACAGTGCGTCGTGGAGTTCGGCTGATTTGGGGTCATTTGTTGGTGCCTTTGCCTCTGGTAATTCAGGATTGGCAAATATGTTAGCCAATCCCCTTGATACCGCAGGTATTGCATTACGAAATGCGTCTAAAATGTCAAAAGCTACAAAAGGCACAACCAATCCATTATCCGCTCTTCCATCAAATGATTTAGTTCAAGCCTTTTCAAAGAAAGTCGAAAATCCATATAAAGAACAGCTTTTTCGTTCGATGGGATTCCGACAGTTTCAATTTACATATCGATTTGCACCCGAAAGTGAAGCAGAATTTGAAGATGTAAAAAACATTATTCAAACCTTTGCTATTCATATGCATCCAGAACAAGATGATTCTGGTTATTTTTTCATTTATCCATCAGAATTTGTGATTGCATATTATTATAAAGAGAAAGAAAATGAAAATATTCGAAAGATTGCTCAATCAGCCTTAATTAACATGGATGTTTCATACGGTGGCCAAGAAGGTTTTACAACATTTTTATCGAATGTTGGAGGTAAACCTACTGAAATTACTTTAACATTAACATTCCAAGAATTAGAACTGTTAACTAACAAACGCGCAAAGCAAGGGTTCTAATATGTTTAATTTATTTCCTGTTATTCAATATCCTTTTGACGGTTCTAGAAAATTAACCACTGATATTTTTGTTCGTGTGTCGGCAAATAGTTATCTTCGAAATTTAAGTTATTTAGATCCGATTACAATTCAAGAAGGTGAAACGCCGGAAATTTTATCCCATTTATTATATAAGACTCCTCATTATCATTGGACATTTTTTATTGTTAATAACATGACTGACCCTAGACAGGAATGGCCTTTAAATCAAAATGATTTAATTAATTATGCAATTGATAAATATGGAGATTTGGAATCTATTTACGAAACTCATCATTATTGTTTAGAAAGCAATCCGACCGTTATTGTTGATGAAGGAACTGAAGGTTCTATTGAAGTGACAAATATTGATTATGAAACACAAATGAACGAAACCAAACGTAATATCTTAGCCATTTCTCCCAGTCAAATAAATAACTTTTTGATGGAATTTAACCGTTTGCTGAAATAATTGACGCATGGAACCTACTCAACCACGTATACCGGGCGACGTTCTGATAGAACGTCTAGAATTACGCAATACTAAAGGCGAAGTCTTAGATGTAAATAATTTCTTAGTTGAAATTGTTATATTTGAAGATATGTACTCCAATGCACTTCATGGGCATCTTATTTTAAGTGATTCAAAAAATCTGTTAGGCACATTTCCTATTATTGGGAATGAATATATCACCATGCAAATTATTACGCCCGGTTTTGGTGGAAGTGATGACGATTATATTGCAAAGTCGTTTGCCGTATATTCTATTCAAGATCGTGTATTGAATGAAGATCGAGAACAATTATTCAAATTAATGTTTTGCTCTATGGAAGCCATCGAAGATAATATTACTCGATTAAGTAAAAAATATGATGATACGACTGATATGATCGCAGAAGAAATTTTTAATGATCATATTTCTATGAAACGGTTTGTAGATCCTGACGACCCAATTGTTAGTGAATTAGTTATTGGAGATCGCCCACATCGTTCTCGGTCTGCATTTTTACCAACGTTTTGGACTCCATTTAAATGTTTAAATTATTTAGCCAAACGTGCTCAGGGTAAAGAAAATGCGGCCCCCAGTTATTTATTTTTTGAAACCACTAAATCATTTTATTTTGCCTCGTTAGAAAGTATCATTAAAGAACAATTAAATGCTCAAATGATTTTCTCGGAATATCAATATACAAAGAAACCTGTGTCTGAAATTAAAGGTGAAGTATTAAATCCAGAAGAACATCCAGAGTCCGTATTTAAACAAGGCAAAATTAATATTGATTATGGATATAAAATTATTGAAGAGATTAAATTTCCTAAACAAAATGATTTATTGTTTTCGCAGGATAGTGGTCACTTTGCCAGTGTTTTAACAACCTATGATTTATTAGATAAACAGGCCGAAACGTTTGAACACGATCATGTTTTTTATTTTCCGGATGTTGTTCATATGGAAAATTATAAAGCCAATCAAGGAAACGTGAATTATACTCCCGCAAATGATAATATGACATTTCCTTTTAACGTGCCGCGTAATATTGAATCGAGAAGATTTTTTTCGATTATTCATAAAAAGAATTTGACCAATGATAATCAATATAGCGAAATGCGACCGTTTGATTATATTACACAGCGCAATAGTATTTTTGGAGATATGAATAATTTGAAAGTGGAAATCACGGTTCCCGGACGTACCGATGTTGAGGTAGGTAATTTAATTTATTTAAAATATCCGAGTGTCGGCAATAAAAAAACAGGAGACAACGAAGCGACATTATGGGATCCATTTATTTCTGGCATTTATATGATCACTGCCGTTCGTCATTTAATTACCCCTCTTCGTCATACTATGAATATAGAAATTGTCAAAGATTCGTATAATACACCTATTCAGGAATTAGTGAGATTTTAATGGAAAATTTCTTTTCAAATAGTAGCAAAGGTTTTAATTGGTGGCTTGGTGTAGTGGAAGATCGGGACGACCCCCTTCGAATTGGAAGATGTCGAGTCCGTATCTATGGTTATCACACATCGAGTACAGAAATTTTACCAACCGGTGATTTACCATGGGCGTGGCCTATTATGCCCGTTACTTCAGCAGGAATTAGTGGCATTGGGTGGTCGCCTACCGGTCCTGTTGAAGGTTCAACGGTCTTTGGATTTTTCCTTGATGGTGAAGAATGTCAACAACCAGCTATGTTAGGCGTGATGGTCGGGAAACATGCAAGAACGAATTTTGATGAAACCCCTACAAATACACCCGTATTAGGTCCGGGAGATGGGTCTGGTCAAACGAATGGAGCAGATCGTGCCAATCCCGAAATTAATCCCTTGGCTACCCCACTTGAAAGTGCAAGTGTGAGTCCAGAAATGTCGAGTACAACACCTATGCCGAATACGTCTTCACTTTCGTCAACCGGAGCGCCTCCTGCGTCATCTGGTCCTGCTCCAGCGGCTGTTGCCAGTCCAGAACAAGAATTCTGGACAATTGTGGCTGTGTGTTCTCGTGAAGAGAATTATGCTCAAGGATGGGCTGATGTTGCCCAAGTTATTTACAATCGTATGAAATGTGGTCAATATCATGGTCAAGGTGCTGTAGAAAACATTACGGCAAATTCACAATTTGAACCGACATGGCGTTTTCCACAACTCGGAGAGAATGGAAAGGCCAATCCTGAATGGAAAAAAATTACTGATGTGCGGTCAGCCGCTTTAGCCACTGGGCAATCAGTTGAACATTTAAATCGTGTGGCTGAAGCCTTGAAAAATAAAGAATATCAAAAGAATGCCGCCGCATTTGTGGAAGGCCGCACAGATTTCAAGGGGGTAGGTCAACCAGCTAACAATATGATTGGGCGCGTCCAACGCAATCAGAATACCAATCAATTTGGTTGGCAATATAATTATAAACAAAATGTGGTAGCCGGAATACCAAAATTGACGACTGAAACGGAGTTAGCATAATATGTTGTCTGATGCATTAGGAAATACACAAATAGGACCATTAACACAAGAAGAAATTGTAAAATTAATGGAAACAATTGCTCAAGATGTTTCCAAAAAAAATTATTCTTTTGTGGCACTTGATGGAAAAATGGGTGCATATGGTTTTAATGCTCAATCACTTGAAACCGTTGGTGTTCTGAAACCAGAATCGTGTGATCGTTTACTAAAAAAATATGAAAAAGAACAAGCCGAAATTCTCGAAGAACCCGTGGTAAAAGAATGGGATAAAACTAAATCAGACGATCTATTTTTAAAGTTAGGATTGGAACCAAAAATCGGTAAGCGTATTGGTGTTGACTATGCCAAAAAAGCGAAAGAATCATTAGGACTATCGTATAATCTTGAAGATATTTCTCCTGATAAAAAATCAAATGTGAATTTCGCGGCATTAGCCACACCATCTATGTGGTCTACTCCACAAGGCAGTGCGGCTCATACGTTTGTGGCAGGTGTGAATACGGCTACCGCAGCAATTGTTGGAAAATCAAATTGGTTAATTCAAGAATTGAATCAAATGAATGCCTTGATTCAATCCAAAATGCCCAATATTGCTACTGATCCGATGCAATATGGAGCAGTGCGTTCAGCAATTTCAAAGTTAAAAAATAAAGTCAAAAAGGGTTTATCTGAAACTGTCGGGGCAGTTGATGCGTCATTAAAAGCTAAAACTGCAAAACAAATGAAAGTATTTGGTCGAAGTATTAATACTTTAAATCTTGAAAATACTTCGATGCAACTATTAAATGCATTAGCCGTTGGTGCAATTGCTTCATTACAAAAAACAATTGCTCAGGTTGATCCGATTTTTAAATTAGTTCAAAAAAATCCATCATCAGAAGCTCTACATATAGCTGTACAAACGATGATTCGACTTCTACAATCAACGGCTTTATTAACCACAACAGAATTTATTAATACAGTTGCAGAAGAGACACCAAAATTGGGTGGCGGGCCTTCAAGTTTTCTAGGTAATAAAGAGGCTCAAGACAAAGCGATGTTTTCGTTATTGTCAAAAAATTATTATAGTTTACGTGTTTCTCGCGTCGTTAATGATGCAACTCCAAAATCGCAAGTAGCAGGATTATTGACGGTAGCCAATGCTCAAGGACCGGAACAAGCTATTCGGTTTGCCAAAGGTTCAAATAAAACTTCCGCGTTGACAACAAAAACGTCACAAGATATTTTTAATATTGGTGCCGCAGGTATCAATACCAGTAACCGTATCACGACTACGGAAACGCCGAATAATCAATTGAGCACATGGCCGTTGCCGGGAATTGACGCACAACCCTCCAACAATTCCATGCGTTTAAATGACCCCCAAACAGGATTTCGTGATCCTTCTAATCGATATCCCAAAGTGGAGGAAGTTGGTCGCCCCGATACCAATAATTTGGCAACCGGCGTTCGTCCCTTGGTGCCGATTAGTTCGCGTGAATCAAATACCATTTTAGGAATTAAGAATTCATCACGAGCACGATTGGTTCGCGTCACTAATCGTAAAGGTGAAACATGGGATCAACCGAAATCACCGTATGCGGGACAATATCCTCATGTCCATGTATTTCAATCTGAATCAGGTCATCTCTTAGAGTTTGATGATACTCCGAAAGCGGAACGTGTCCATCTCGCACATCGTCAGGGGTCATTTATTGAAATTGACGCTAATGGTACACAAGTTAATAAAATTGTAGGAAATGGATACACGGTTATTGATAAAAATGGATACATTTATATTGATGGACGAGCCAATGTGAATGTAGCCGGGACATGTAATATTTTTGTGGGAACTGATGCCAATATTACCGTACAGGGAAAAACACAATTGGATTTCCATAATGATGTCGATGTAAATATTGCGGGTAAATTAAATCTGACCGTTGGTAAAGGCATGTATGTACGAAATGATGGTGAATTATCGTATGATGGCGCAAAAGTCATGAATATTAATACGTCCGAAGGATTAAATGTTGGAATCGCTAAAGATATCAATGTTATTTCCGGTAAAGGGTCTATTAATTTTGAATCGAAAAATAACATCAATGTAAAATCCGATGAGGGTAAAATTAATTTACAAAGTAATGATGATATTAATTTAAAACCAAGTGGTTCGGTCAAATTAGGCGGGTCAACTACCGAAGTATCGGGGATTCTGCGTGCTCGTTCAACAACAAATTTGAAAGCTGGATTGATTAATGTTGTAGGCACTGGTGCATCCAGTCCATCAGAGGCAACACTGGCTACACCACCACAGACTTTAGTGGTCGATGACCCAATTGTATTCATGACGCCACAAGAAACC